GAGACTCGGAATTTTTTTAGCGTCAAAAATTTGGGTTACTTAACAGACTTAACTAATATGTAGGCATAGTACTTAACAAATCAAGAATGCTAATAACTTTTGCAGATCTGGCGCAGCTCAAAAACGTGTCACGCAGTGCAGTTAGCCAAAGAAAACGAACAGGGATTTTAGAGGGCGCATATGTTAAGCACAACGGTAAAACACTGCTTAACAAGGAACTAGCTATTGAGTTATGGGATAAAAATTCTGTTCCAGCTCCTAGCCCAATTACAGCGGAGACAAAAAAGGAACTAAAGAAACAAGTTCAGGATATGCCAGCGGATCAAATACCTGATTTCAATGTTTCACGTGCGAAAAACGAATTTTATAAAGCGGAGCTGGCCAGGATACAGGTATTGCAGCAAAAGAAAGAGTTGATCAGTGCAAAGGAAGTAGAGAAGAAAAGTTTTGAGTTGGCTGTTGGTATTCGTGAGGCATTTTTAACGTTGCCTGATCGGGTCAGTAATTTATTTGCTAGTGAAACAGATGCAACGGCAATAGATGGGGTATTGAGGAAAGAGATTCATTCTTGTTTAGAAAGTTTTGTGGAGGCAGCGTGAACCCATTTCAAAAAGGATTTCTAGAGGGCATTATTCCGCCGCCACCAATGACGGTTAGCGAATGGAGCGATAAACACAGGCGTTTAAGTTCTAAAGGATCTAGTGAGCCGGGGCCGTGGAGGACAAGCCGAACGCCTTATTTAAAAGAGCCGATGGATTGTTTGAGCGTGACGAATACGGATGTTGAAAGAGTTGTTTTGATGTTCGGAGCGCAAACCGGAAAATCTGAAAGCGGAATTAATTTTTTGTTGTACACGATTGACCATTGTCCGGCTCCCATCCTTTGTGTTGCTGCCTCGTTGGATATGGTCAAAAGAATGAGCCGTCAAAGGCTTGAACCTGCATTTGAAGAAACGCCGGTTATTAAAGCGAAAATTGCACCGCAAAGATCAAGAGATGCAAGCAATTCAATGTTTATAAAAGAGTTCCCAAATGGGATATTACTTTTGACAGGAAGCAACTCCCCCGCTGGCCTACGTTCTGCCCCCGTTCGTTATTTATTCCTCGACGAAATAGATTCCTACCCTGCGGACGCATCCACTTCTGGGGGGGTAAGTGAAGGCGACCCCTGCGAATTAGCAATTAAGCGTACTTCAACTTTCAGCAGGAAAAAGATATTAATGACAAGTACACCAACAACAAAAGATTTTAGTCGGGTTGAAAATGAATATTTAGCTTCTGATATGCGGAAATATTGGGTTAAAGCTCCTTGTTGTGGAAAATATCAAACCCTTGTTTGGTCACAAATGAAATGGGAAAACCGCGACGCTTCAACAGCTAAATATGAATGTTCACATTGCGGGGAAAGATTCGACGAGTCACATAAAACCTCAATGCTTAGACAAGGGGAATGGAGGGCAGAAAAACCAATGACAAGGAAGACAGCAGGTTTTCAAATGAGTTCTTTATATAGTCCGGCGGGTTGGTTAAATTGGCCTGAATTAGTCGAGGAATTTCTACGGTCAAAAGAAGACGCGCCATTATTTAAGACCTTTGTTAATACCCGTTTAGCTGAAACCTTTGACGAGTCATATCAATCGCAATTATCAGCGGAAGAGATGTTGGAGAAGTGCGAAAAATATTTACCCGGAACAATCCCTGAAGATGTTGTTTGTTTAGTTCAAGGGGTTGATATTCAAGGTGGCGGAGGAACAAAAGATGAACGTATCGAGGTTTCAACGTGGGGAATCGGTTTAGAGGAACACATGTATTTAATTCAACATGACGTTATTTATGGCGATCCAAATCAGGGGACAGTTTGGGAGGGTTTAGATATTTTATTAACTACTGAATGGGAACACCCAAATGGCGGCAAATTAAAAGTTGAATGTACGGCGATAGATACTGGCGGATTGGCGACGAACTCTGTTTATAACTATTGCAGGGCTAGAAAAGGTTCAGGCGTTATAGGAATTAAGGGTAGTAGTCAATCAGGACAACCAGCAATCGGGCGCGGTTCAAAAGTTGATTTGAACTATAGAGGGAAACCAATTAAAGGCGGAGTTATTGTTTATATGGTTGGAACTGACACAATCAAAGACGTGTTGTATAGTAGGCTTAAGTTTAATAATAAATTACATTTTCACGCGCAAACTACAGAGGAATATTTTAAACAATTCACAGGAGAAAGAAAGGTTTTAAAGAAAAGCGGGAGGGGTACTCAATACGTTCAGAAAAAGAATCAAAACGTTGAGGTGTTGGATTGTGCTTGTTATGCCTATGCGGCCCTTAATCATCTTTATCAACGCTTTCCTCGTTCTAAATTCTTCCAAATCTTCGCTAATAAGCTCTTAAATTCCGTTAATTCCGATAAAAAACAACGTCTAAAATCTAATAGTAAGGTTACTAAGAAGTCGTATGTCACACATTGGTAAGAGGTCGGCGTGAATATTCCGGCTTCATTGCGTGCGGGTACTACTGTTACTTGGAGAGATGACAGTTTAGTCGATCCCTACGGCGACCCATTACAAAGCACTGATTCATGGGTCTTGAAATATTACATACGTACTAATAGTGCGTCAGGTCTAACTACGACGGGTAGCACCTATGGAACGGGATGGCAATTCGACCTTTCGACTTCTGACACTGCCCCATTAACTAAAGGGGACTATTTCTGGCAAGCGATAGTTTCAAAAGGTTCTACTGAATATTCTGTTGGAACAGGTTCGCTTGAAGTTTTACAGAGTCTTGCTTATACCGGCTCTGTTTCCTCGATCCAAGAAAAGACACAAGTTCAACAGGATTTAGAAAGCGTTCAATCAGCTATTAGGACTTTAGTTAGTGGCGGTGTTGTTAAAGAGTATTCAATCGGAGGGCGCAGCCTTAAAAAATATGATCTTTCTGATTTGATGGCTTTGGAAAGTCGCTTGAAATATCAACTTAAGAGAGAACAAAAAGCAAGATTAATAGCTAATGGTCTGGGTAATCCGGCTGCAATGTACGTTCGTTTTAATTAATCATGGGAATTGTTAACGCATGGAATGCACTTTGGGAACCAAACCCAAGAGCAATGAAACCAAGACGAAAAAGAGAGTATGCAGGGGCCGAAGTATCTCGCCTTACTAGCGGTTGGGTCACAAGTACCAATTCAGCCGATAGCGATATAAAAGGCAGCCTAAAAAAGTTGCGTAATAGATCAAGGCAATTAACCCGTGATGTTGATTATTGCAAAAACGCAATTAGAGCAATTACAGATAACGTTGTTGGCACCGGCGTTAGGCTGCAGGCTCAAGTCAGGCAGCAACGCGGGGGAAAATTAAATCAACGTGTTAACGAACAAATAGAAAGGGCGTGGGCTAGTTGGGGTAAGGCTGATTCATGCGACGTTGCCGGAAAACTATGTTGGAATGATCTTTGTAGAGCTGCCGTTTCTAATTGGGCTGAATCAGGCGAGGTATTTATAAGAATTATTCGAGGTCAAAAATTCGGTAATAGTTCCATTGCCTTTGCGCTTCAAATTTTGGAGGCAGATATGATTGATGAGGACTATGAGGGGAAAGCAGAAAGAAAGGGTTGGCAGTGGAAAATGGGCGTGTTGTTAGACAGCTGGGGGAGACCTCAGAAATACGCGCTTCTTACTAGACACCCCGGAGATACTCTTTTTGTTAATCAACCAACCGACGGAAAGAAACATATTTTTATTAATGCAAAAGATATTATTCATCTTTGTAAATTCGACAGACCCGGACAGACTCGCGGGGTGCCTTGGATGGCAAGCGCTATTCAAAGAATGCACCATTTGGAGGGCTACGAACAAAGTGAAATTATTTCCAAACGTGTTTCGTCAGCCCAAATGGCATGGATTCAAAGTCCTGAAGGTGAATTAGAGGGGAGCGACGTAGAAGACGGGGAAAGAGTTTTTGACCTCTCACCCGGAAAGGTTGCCTATTTGGCACCGGGGGAAAGTGTTCATGTTCCTAATCTTGATACGTCAAGCGGACAGTTTGAACCTTTCCTTGCTGCCATGCTTCGCGCTCTTGCCGCTGGTATTGGGTGCAGCTATGAAACTATTTCCCGTGATTATTCAAAGACGAATTACAGTAGTTCGCGTTTAAGCTTGTTGCAAGATCAGGAGGCATTCAAGGCGCTTCAATATCAATTAAGAGAATCGTTTTTAGATATTATTTATAAAGAATGGTTGGAAGTTGCCGTTTTGTCCGGTGCGTTGCAATTGCCTAATTATCAAACAGAAACGAGTAGATACCATATGGCGCGGTGGATGTTCAGGGGCTATGGATGGGTAGACCCCATGAAAGAAACACAAGCGGCACAATTAGCAGTAAAAGCAGGGTTTAAAACTCAGTCGCAGGTATTGAGTGAAATGTCGGGTATTGATTTAGAAGAATTTCTAATCGCTCGTAAAAATGAAATTTCTATGGCTGAAAGTTTGGGTTTGTCTTTTGACAATCAAGTTAATACGTCGCCTGAAACTACATCTAAAGTAGATACAACTACTGATTCACAGGAAGATGACGAAACGTGATTATGAAAAAGATCTAGTCCAAAGAGACTTTAATTTAGAAGTTAGAGAAGTAGAGAAAGAAGATAGAACGCTGGAATTTCCCTTTTCAAGTGAGGAGCCAGTGACAAGATATTTTGGCCCAGAAGTGCTGGAACATAAAGCTAGTAACTGGGATCTTAAACGGCTAAACGATTCGGCGCCCCTTTTATACAATCATAATTTTGATAGGCCGATTGGGGTAGTTCAAAAAGCGTGGATCGATGAAACCGCCAAGCGTGGTTATGCAAAAGTAAGGTTTAGCAAAGAAGAGTTTGCAAGTTCTATTTATAGAGATATTAAAGATGGAATTATTAGAGGTATTTCGTTTGGGTACGTTGTTAAAGATATGGAGCAAAGAGGCGAAGAATTTTGGGCTACTAGTATCGAGCCTTATGAATTATCGGTTGCAGTCGTAGCCGCTGACCCTACCGTTGGGATAAACAGATCAAAAAACAATACGGCTCCTTTAGAAACTACATCTAATATGTCTAAAGAGGAACGTTCCGACGTTTCAGCATCTTCTGATGCGCCTGTAAACCCTGTAGTCGAATCAATGACCGCTAACCCTGAGAAATTGGAGGTGCGTTCAGAAGTTGACACCCAAAAAGTGATCAAAGCTGAGCGTTCAAGAATCCAAGAGATCCAAACTGTTGCCGCTAAGTACAACTTAAGTGAACTAGGTGAGCAATATATAAAGGAAGATAGAAGCGTTGCAGATTTTAATTCTGCTGTTTTAAAAGAGTGGAAGCCTGAAGCAATCGCACCAAAAGCTGACGCTACTGACATCGGTTTAACTGAAACTGAAACACGTAGCTTCTCAGTTCTTAGAGCTATTGATTACCTTGCTAATCCTGGAAGCGCTGCAAAGCGTGAGGCCGCTGCTTTTGAAATAGAAGCATCTGAAGCCGCCGCACAAAAACTAGGTAGAGCATCTAGAGGAATCACAATCCCTAACGAGGTATTTCGTAACCAACGGGATATGCAAACCTCGCCCGATACAGCGGGAGGAAATTTAGTTGCAACAGAGCTTTCAAGTGATTTTATAAGTCTGTTGAAAAATGCGTCGGTTTTGGCTCAAACAGGATCAACAATCTTAACCGGCCTTTCTGGAAATATTTCAATTCCTAGACAAGGCTCGCAGCAACAAAGCTACTGGATTGGGGAGGGTTCAAATGTCACTGAGAGTGATATGACAATTGAGCAGGTCAACATGACCCCTCGCACAATTGGCGCAATGACAGATATTTCTAGGAAGCTTTTAATTCAGTCTTCTTTAGATGTTGAATCATTAGTTAGAAGTTCTCTTGCTTCTTCTGTTGCTCTTGAAATAGATCGCGCAGCTCTTTACGGATTAGGTTCTAGTTCTGAACCACTTGGCTTGCATAACGTAACAGGTATTGCAACTGAAAACGTTGGAAATAACGATCCTAGTTTTGGCGATGTAGTCAACATGGAATCTGATATTTCTGTTGGTAACGCATTAACTGGTTCTCTTGCTTATGTAACTAGAGCCAACATTGCCGGAGCGATGAAAGTTAAGACTAAAGATTCTGGTTCTGGTCGCTTTGTTAATGAAGATGGAGTGGTTAACGGTTATCCACTTTACGTCTCAAATCAAGTTGAAGCCGGTGACATCTGGTTTGGTAACTGGTCCGAATTGATCCTTGGTTATTGGAGCGGCCTAGATCTACAAGTAGATCCTTATACAGGCGGTGCATCAGGTAACGTTCGTGTAAGGGTGCTACAAGATGTCGACTGCGCTGTAAAACATCCAGCTAGCTTCTGTCTAGGAGCCTAGGTAAATGAAGCTTGAAGCCTTGAGTTCATTTGGATTAAGAGGCGAAGTCGTACAGATTGGGGAGGTCGTCGAGGCTTCCCCCTCTGAAACAAGGCAGCTAATTAATTCAGGACAGGCAAAAGAAGCCGTTGTCTGTGAGGTTCAAAAAGAGGAACCAAAACCAAAAGCAAAAAAAGCTACTAAAGCTAAATCAACTTCTACCCCCGAGGTAACTGACTAATGACTATCCAAAACTTAGGTTCTAAAGGAACCGCCGTTGACATTCTTCCAAATGATGTTCTTGCCTCAACTGCTAATGGTTCAGGTGTAGATCTTCAAGGATATGAGGGAAGCGCTGCTTTCGTTCTTTCATCTGAAGCAATGGGCGCAAGCGTTACTCTTGCCGTTAAGTTGCAAGAATGCGACACAAGCGGCGGCACCTATACAGACGTTTCAAATGGCGGGTTCACAACGACTGCGGCTAATACAGCAGCGTTTGAGCAAATTGCATTAAACGTTTCTGACCTTAAGCGCTATGTAAGAACAAATTCTACTGTTGCAGGTGGAACAGGAACAGGAGCCGTAAACGTCACTGCTTACGCTTCTAAGAAGTACACAACATAAAAATAGATGTCATTTGCTGATGACATTACAAGCATGTTGGACGGCCCCTTTGGTGTTTCATGCACTGCGGGGTCTACAACTGCAAACGGTATTCTTGATGAACCGACTTCGGTAGTAGCAGGTGATCAAGTAATTTTTGTAGACCGCGTTCTTCATTGTAAATTTGCCGATTTCGGAAGCCTCGGTGCTGGCGATAGTATCAGCGTTAATTCTGTTAATTATAAAGTTAGAACCAACGAACAAGATTTAGACGGCCTTACTTGTCAAATCTCATTGGAGAAAGTTTAAATGGCCTCAAAAAGAGAAGATATACTAGACGCAATTAAAACAGCATTAGCGGGAACTGTAGGAGTTTCGACGCGCATATATAGATCGAGGACAATTCCACTCGCGCAAAGAAGCCAGCTCCCTAGTTTAATTATTGAATGGAGTAATGATGATTGCGAACAGAACACATCTCTTCCTACCCTTGATTGGTCTTTATCTGTAACGGTTACTGTTCTTAGTTCTGGAGATGTACCCGACGAACAGGCCGACGCGACAATCGTTTCAGCTCATGCAAAGATGACCGCCGATTTAACGCTAGGAGGCGAGGCAATAGATGTTCAACCTACTAACGTATCTTTTGAAGCAATCGACGGTGATTCACCTATAGGAGTTACTTCAATGGGGTTCTTGGTTAGATATAGAACTGAAGTCAATGACATAACCCAATAAACCGGCGACATAGTAAACAGCATCTAATATGGATATATAGTGTTTTGACTTAAAAGTGCCGTGGCAAAGCTATCAAGAAAAAGAACGATCCTCCTGAAAAAGGA